GCAGGTGAAACATGCATACGATCATGCCCTAAATTAATTGATTTCTTAAATTTAACTTTATCTATTCCAATAAAGCTTTTTTCTCTAGGAGACGCATATTCATTGGCTAAATGTTTGTCATTTGTATGCCAATTGATATAAGGGTCTTTGTTATCTGCACTATGACCACGATAAACCGTATCGCCTGATTTTATTTCTTCAAAAATAGACTTTCCAATAAAAACTTTAGCTTCCGATTTAAATTTATTTGCATATAATTCAATCAAAAATTTAAGTGCAATTTTAGCTTCAACTAATTTTTCTTTATCTTTCGATAGAATCGCAATAATAATGTCTTTCTTTTCCATTAAACATGCCACCTATATAGATTGATTTTGCTGCTTTAATTGAATAGGAGCAATTTGATGTTCTAACTCAAATACTTCCATAGGGTCAGGATAATATCTATTTTCTATTTCGGTTTTAATCGTGTTATTGATCGCTTTGATTTCTACGTCATTTTTGCGAAGTATTGATTTCATTACTTCTTCACGAGTAAAATATTTACCTACAAATGGGTCGATTTGTTGTACCAAATTAATTCTATTTTCCATTACCGCTGCTTCTTGTTCTTCTTTGACAAATTCGTCTGAAGCATATTCAAACATTAGGTAAGGTAAAATTAAGGTTTCCCAGTCATTTGAATCTGTAATGCCTTTTAACAAGCATTGTGTACGAAGTAAATCTATGAACAGAGGATTAAATCTTCTACGTAGGCGTTGAACGAATTTATTAAACTTCATTTCGTCACGATTAATTTCAGTTGCACGATTTCCGATAGAAATAGTTGCTTCTGATTCCAACCGCGATTGAGGTACATTCAAACTCTTTAAAAGCAATTTTTGGAAATAACGTAGATCGTCAATTTTTCCTAAATTTTCACCACCTTTTAACGTATCAATTTCTGTACCTTTACCACCTTCACGGCGAGGCAACCAGTAATCTTCCATCATACTAACTTGGTGATTATTACCTTTTACCGATCCTGTATTACCGTCATATACCAATTTTGTTTTATACTTATTGATAAGAGACGACATGTATTCTTCTGCACCTTTTTTAGGTAACGAACCAACGTCAACATAAAAAATTCTGCGCTCTGGAGCACGAGTAATCCTATAGATAACAACTGCATCTTCAAGCATACGAAGATTGTTTAGTGGCTTACGAGCCTTTTCTAACCAACCAAGAACAGTGTTATTTGCGTCACCAGCAAGCATTCCGCTATGAATAAATGAAATTGTATCTTCAGACAATTCAAGAGCCTGATGAACCATTTTATTTACTGAGGTACGAGCAGAAGCAGAATCACCAGTACCCATTGTGTTGAGATAGGTAGGGTCATATAAAAAATAAGTGCGCGTGTCAGTTATTCTTTCGATTCGCGTTTCTTGATCAGTTTCTGTTTTTACTTCTTTGATTTTTTTAATAGCACGAGGGTCTAGATTGACCAATTTTAAAACACCTTTTTTAGGTTGTTTTGGGTCAATGATTTTATGAAAGTACATACGACCATCGATGTAAAATTGTCTGTATAGCTCGTAGGCTCTAAGATCAAATTTTAATAGAGATAGGATATAAGCCCATTCATTTTGAATGCTTGCTTTGATTGAATCTGATAATTCAATTGTTTCTCTAAATGAAAGCGATACAGGAGGTGTATCTGCGTCGGAAGTCACTGCCTCATTGACGATATCGTCAATAGCTCTGTCAACTTCATGATGAACCGCCATTCCGCGATATTCGTTAATTATTTCTACTTGACTTTGAAGTCCTTGGTGAGATAAAAATCCGCTTGTGTAGAAATTACTAGTGTCTATAATATCGGCAGCATCATCATTCTCAATCGCAACAATGGTCTGCTTATTTATTATGTTTTGTTCTGCGTCTCTTTGGGGGTCTTTGATTTCCGCACCATAAAAAATACGCGAGAATGAGTTTCTGAGATTGCTGAATCCGTTAGCCATCAGAATTGCCTTTATTAAGTTATATTACTTATTTAGTCAAAGTAATATAACTTAATAGGAATGCCCTAAAGCATTCCATATTTATGTATTATTGTGTTATGTTAGGTTGTGTATAACTTGTATATCTCAACGTTACAGAGAATGTTCCGAAGTTATCCATTTCACCTGCATCTAAGTTGATAGAACCAACTACGGTTGGCCATGCATCATGTAAAGTCCAAGATTTAGTGACATTATCGCTTGTGTCCAATAAGTTCAAAGTAATATCGGCATAAGCTTGAATTAAATTACCAACACCTGTGTTAGAACTAGAACCATTGATTGTTTCACTCCATGATTGGAATGCATTATAAACATTCATATCATTCACAGAAATAAATGTTACATCAAACTGTTCATAAGTACGATCACCTGGGACTGGCAATTCACGACCACCCCATGACACATTAATTACACCGATCTGAGAAGCAGGAGTAGCGGCAGAACGTGCTAACAAAGCTGCTTGTTGACCATCTTGACTTGTACCTGCATATTGCGGGAATGTGAACTGCACTTGCCATCTGTTAGTTCTTGTAAGACCAGACGAGATTGCAGAAACCAATTGACTGATTTGCATTATATTTATCCTTTTAAATTTTGTTATTAAAATTAGGGAGACTGTTTCTCCCTAATTGAAAATTATTGGTTTGACTCGGTAAATACAGTACCCGGACTTACACCTTCTAACACTAAGCTTACCCAGTTAATGCTATACACTGGCTTAACTAAAACTTGTACAACCAACTGGTTTGTTTGTACTGTTTGTTGAGTGTTATTAGTAGAGTTACAGATAATTTCAAAGTCAGCAAATGCACCTTCGGAAACCATTTGTTTTAAGAAAGGAGTAGCTGCATTTACGAATTGAGCTTGTGTAAATGGAGTATTATTTTCAAACAAATAGTATTGAGCTAATGCACTCAAACCTTGTTCAGCGATAATGAATGCCCAACGAACGTTAGTACGACTAAATGCAGAAGGACGTTGAGTTAATGTACGATCACCAAACAGAGTAATACCTTGATTAGGGAAATTAACGATACTGTTAATACCTACTGGATACAAAGCATCACGAGCAGATTGAGAAGCACTCCAAGCCAATTTGCTGTAGTTCAAATATTGACCACGAGAGAAACCTGCAAATGGAACCCATGCCCAAGTGTTTTGGAAAGATTGTGCAGCAACACCAGCAGTACCACCAGAGGTAGGAACCCAACGATAGATACCATTGTATTTATCGAACATGTAACCCCAGTTATCAGTTGCAAAACCGTATGTAGATTCACTTGCGATACCAGTTGCTCTCCAGTTCAACAAAGCAGTAACTTCATTGCCAGTGTTATTCACAACAGCCGCCATTGGAGGAGCTAGGAATGGCATACAATCCATACGAGTTTGAGCAACACCTAAAATAGCTAATTGTTCTGCAACACTTACAGCAGGACTAATCAAGAAATTAAGTGGATATGCTTCTCTATTTGACAGTAATTGGAAGCCAGAAGAAACTACGATATTATAATCATCAACACCGTTAGCCAAAACTGTATTTCTAAATGTCAAAGGCATTGTGCTATCACTAGCATAAATGTAGTTTGAACGTTGATTAATCGCAGTGTACCAATAAGTAGGAGTACCATCTGGTAAAGTTGTACCTACGGTATTTGTCAGTAATTCAAATGTTTCTAACACAGTACCTGTACGACCATATTGGCTAATAGAAGTAGCAAAAGTAACGCCTAGCGCAGTTGCTGGTGCTGGTTCTACCGTTTTTAAGCCAGGTGTCAAGTAAGTGTATGTTACGATACCACTAGCAGATGCAGATACACTAGAGAACATCGAGATAATACCTGCTGTACCTGCTATTTTAGTAGCGATAATTGCTGGAGTGTCACCCGATGCAAGAGTAACAGAAACACCAAATACAGAAATGGAACCAGCAGAAGTTGCATTACCAAAAATAGATAATTGTTCTGTTTGAGCTACAGCACCGTTACCTGTCCATGCACCAGAGCTATCAACAACAGCTACTGAGTACTGACCAGCTAAAGGAGCATATTGAAATTTACCGTTAAATTCCCATGTTGGAAAATTGACTGAATCCGCAATCGAAATTGTCAATCCATTTCCTAATGAACCAGCATACTTAGCGATAAAGTCGGAACCAGTTACAGGAGAAAATGTATTAACATTTGTGATTAACTGAGCAGTTTGTCCAGTAGGAAATGCGTTTTTGGCGAGTGGGCCAACTTGACGTACTACCCATGCACTATTTGAATAACTGAAGAAGTCTAACAAAGGCATTACATAACCTGCGTTAAGGTTATTTGGCTTTCCGAATTGGGAAATAAATTGAGTTTCACCGTTCGTAATTAATGTAGGGAGATTAACTGGACCCCATTGAAAACCTCCAGCTAATGCACCAACAGAATTCGCAGTTGCATTCACATATAGTGTATTGTTTTGTTCCTGTGTGATTACACTAGGAGATAAAAAATTAGGCATATAATTCCCTTTATTAAAATTTTATATTTCTATATAGTATTTAGCTATAAAAAAGTTACTCCATCATCCATTCTTGAAATGATTTATATAAATTTTCCGTCACCTCATATGAGCCACTCAGCGAATAAGCCCGATAATGATTTTCTTGTGTATCAAAGCCACGGTTAATAACACCAAACGGCATTACGTTATCCATTTCTTTTTTCATGTTTTTGGCATAAAGATCAACTCCAATATCACTACCGCAATATTCGGTAAAATATTCTGACTTGATAAACCAAGAGTAAAGAATTAGTGGAGTGATTGTGTCGTCATGGCATTCGTCATCTGCTTCATAACTTGTGCCTTTAGCGATAAAAGTACCTAATTCTTCGATTGTGTCTCTATCATCAACAAGAAGATAGTTATTCTCCATTAGTGTTTTTAGATTTGAACAACCAATCGATTTAACTTTTTTGCTTGTACGAACGCCGGGCATTGCTTGATTTCCCTTACCACCTTCACGAAGACCCCCAATTGACTTTTCATTGTTAGAGGTCAAAATTACGTTTTCATATTCAAGTTCATAATAAAGAATGTATGTAACCTGCCCACCACATGCACTATTAGATTCAACCAATACAGGACAATTTCCATACTCCATACACATATTTAATATCGTATGAGGAAGCAACAAAGGACTTATATCGTTATTTCTATATTTAGCTGCAATTCTATGAGGGTACTCGGTAATATCAATAACTGTTATTACCGAATAATCATTACCAGTACCTTCACTTGGGTCAGCAACCGTAATGTATTTATGAGAAGGGTCATATTTTCTATACACACATAACGATTCATCGTCATTTATTGGATTAATCCACTGTAATGTTTCTAGAACTTTCATTGGGATTAATGTACCTGTACTACCAACCCAACTATTCTCATATTCTTGTTTGAATCGAGAATAACCAATATTGGCAACAGTTTCATTTCTCCAACGTATATCGCGTTCTGGTCGTGCTGTCCAATCTGCTTGATAAGTTTTGTATGAGTTTTTGCCTTCAAGAGCGTCACGCCATAACATATAAAACATTCCACGCGCACCACGAGGAGTTGATGTCATGATCATTCGAGTTTTTTGACCAGAAGAAAGTACTGGATATGTTGACTCGTAAAACTCCATGTCTTTTTCAATAAAACATGCTTCATCGATATATACAAGTGAGCAAGAACGACCACGAATACCACTACCACCTGTTGCGGAAGAAAATATTTTTGTGTCTGTATCTAATACGATAGTTCTGCGGTTGTATATTTTAACGCCGGGTTGTAAGAAAAAAGGTAAATTTTCCAGCATGAATCGAATACGATCCATAACCTCTTGTGCGGCATCAGCTTTATTCGCCAGAATAGCAATCTGTTCTGTTGGATTAAAAATAGCAAACCATGCTATATAACCAGCAACTACCTGAGTTTTTCCTGATTGACGAGCAAGCAGACTTAAAGTAAAACGTTCTGCCTGAAAGTTTCTGATCATATCCTTCTGAAAAGGAAATAATTTAAACGAGACAATACCGTCATCCAAAGAAATAATACGGCAGTAATTTTCTATGAAATAAACAGGGTCACTTGCACACTTGTAAATTTCATCTAAATGTGCCTGAGTTAATTCAGTTTTGGCTTCAGCTTTTTTAATTAAAACGTTACCGTTGTAACATTCTGAATAAGGAAGGTAAATATCAGGAACAGGAAAAGGATTTTTCCCGCCTGATTTGTATGGAGCATATTCAATAGCTTTTACTTGTGGTTGATATGCCATAAATTACTCCACGTCGATAACTTCATCTAAATCAGAAACAATAGGAGTTGATTTTTGTTTAGCACTATCAGCCATATTTTTCATCATTCTGACTACTTCTGCCATTGAGGTATTTGTTGTGTTCTTAACCTCTGGTTCATTAGGAGTAATTGTGATGTTATTTTGAGTTATTGTTTGTGGCGCAGTTGGTTTATTTTTAGCTTCAGTCATTTCAAGAATATTCTGATATGTCTTCTGCATTTCAAGTAAGTCTTTGGAAAGACCGCGCATAGTTGTTGCAAGCTGATTAAAGACCTCAAAAGCTTTTGGATGTTGAGACTCAACCGCTACCACTAACGCACCTTGTAATGCGCTTCCAGCATAGTCTATGAGCGTGTGAGTTATATTTCTTGAAGCGATATAGTCTTGTCGTAGATCGGTGTTAGATTCTGGAACTGAAGTTGACACATTTTTTGGTACAAAAGGAGTAACTTCTAATGGCTTTTGAGTAAAAGGCGTTACATCTTTATTTGTACTCACTTGTTCTTCTGTTACAGTTATTAGTCCAAGTGTACGCTTCAATTCATCGCTCATTTTACTTTCTGACATTTTATTGTGTTCCTAATGTTGGTCTTATCTTTGGTGCAGTTCCTGTTATTGCTTCTATATTCTTTAAATCAGCAGAAGCAAATAAGCCTTGCTCAAGTGTAGCAATTGATGGTAATATTTCTTGTTTTCCTGTAATTGGGTCTTGGGTAGTTATAGAGATATCAGGAACAGAAGTGTTAGTTATTACAGGTGGATTATCAATGTCACCAAAATATAAATTTGCTGTGTTGATAGTAAAACCAGTAATGGTCTTTTTGTAGAAAAACCCTTTTAATTCAAATGTAATTAACCATTCAATTAATCGAGATTTCATTTCGTCTTGATAGTCATCATCCATTTTTATCTCATTAATTGTGATAGAAATTTCTTGATTACTATTTACCTGATTTACCGTGTCTTCTAATGTAATGACTAGGTTGCTATCAAATGTAGGGATAATTTGCTCTACAATCTGAAACATATCGTCTAAATTTTTGGTTCTTATTTTTAACCCAAAAATAAAGTTATAGGGTAAGCGATTGTATTGATAGTTTCGATTATTGACACCGTTTGTCGTTGTATAGCCAGTTTGAGATATTGTATTGAATTGATTTGTTTTTCTTGATTTGTCGTAGTAGACATTCTCAAGTTCAAACGACATGGCGGGTAGAATTCTAGAAATTTTTGTGTAATCAACTTCTTCTCCTTGATCTGACTTCACATACATATTTCCATTACCGTATTTAATCGGAACTTTTATTGCATCAGTTCTTGTGGAATCTTGACTTACTCGTTGAATGTAAATGTCAGAAAATATGGAGCCGAAAACACCTATATATTTTTTAATTGCTCCATTGTTGTAAAAATTATCTAATCCGAATAATGGAGTCATTTAAATCCTTAATAGTTGAATGGATTGTTGGGGTCAAAATCCGCAGTGGTTTGCGCTGTTTCTGATTTAAACAGTTCTGTTTCATCCATTAGGCTATCAGGTGCTAAACCCAAAGAATTTAGTATGCCAATGGTTGCTTGTGTACCTAAAGAGTTAAAATCAGTTTCAGTGTTGGATTCAATATTTTCATGACTGTATGAGAACAATTTACAAATTAAACGCCAGCTATGATTAATCCCAGTCTGTTTATATTTTTGATCGGTTTTAACTAGAGTTATTTCCCATAACGAATCAGCAAAAGGAAGATAAATTAAATCTCCTTCTCGT